TCTTTCATCCAATTAAGATCTCGACGAACATTTTCAATACGGATGTTGTTCAAGGTCCAGTAAAGAATACGAAACTCTTCACCTTCTAAGGACTTTCGCCATACTGTGTAATCCATCTCTTTTGGTTTGTAATCTACTTTTCCGTTATCGTAGATGGCATATACTCCTTTGTAAGGTGAAGTAGAAGCAGTCCATTCCGTCTTTCCACAGGTTTTGAATTCCATTTCTACGTAATCACATTCATCTATATTTGTGCATTCCATCTGTAGTTGCATTTGGTGATAATAATCGTTTGGTATAGGACTCTCCTGTGTAAACTTGCGACTGATAGGACACTTAAACTCAACTAACTTCCCCCAACGATAATCCAACCTATCTTTCATTAAGACAATTCCATCAGGAGACGCACCGATAAACTTATGAATCGGATGAACGACACAGGTTGTATCTACGACTTCTGCTCCACCCTGAATATCTGAATATATCTCTTTTGCTAAAGGTTCAAATTGTGTTCCCCAAATACATGCTGCTATACCCGTTCCTCCTTGACTTTCTTTTGGCCCTTCTAGTTTTCGCATAAGTAGTTCTTTCTTTGCTGATGGTGATGCTGTTTTGAATGCCTTTGTGACTTCTGAGGCAGTAATCATTTCCGAACGGCGTTGATGCCACCCTTCTGATCTTTGGTCTGCGATACCGTAGTCGCGTAATACCCTGAATACTGCCCTTTTCCGTTTCCATAAAATGCCAAGGTAGGTGTCCAAAAGTTTGTAAACTTGCTTTTGATAATGTTTAAAACTGTATCCATGTCTTACACAAATCTGTTTAATTTTCTTTCGCAAATGAGTACACTGGTCTAAGGGAAGTTCAAAGACTTCCATATTGGTATATTATATACTTGGGTAGTTCGTAATCCGATTTACAGAAAAGATATACAGTTAAATAATGACTTCAACCATTTCTACACAAGAAGATTGGGTTCTCCATCGATTAAATGCATTTTACACACCAGAACGATTAACATTACTTCGTGATATTCTTGCTAACAAAACCGAAATATCTCTTCGTATTTTGGACTGGTTTGTGACCAATTATTCAAAGTTGAATAATGTTTCGTATGTTTCAAAAGCAGGAAAACACGTCATAGTTTATCTAGCATACAAGTCTCATTTGAAGGCGTATAGCAAAAAGATGTTTGATCCTTTCTGCCGTCATACTCGTATTGACTTCCAAGGAATATCAACAACTGTCGGTCAATTGAACTTCTTTGCTTGGGCAATGGAAGATGATGTAATTGAATACTTATTTGCTCATCGTGATGATATTCATGCTGATATGGAAACTCGTATGAATGCTACTGGTGAACCAAAGAAGAACAGCACAGAACATACACGCAAGAAACGACACGAACTTTCTCATAGCGCAACAAAATCATTGAAAAAACATGATGTAAAAATAACAGTCTCCTTCTCATGATGAGAATATGGTATAAGGACACAATTTACATTTTTATACATTTTTTAAGTGGTATGATTATCTATTTCGTTCCGTGGACAATCATACCAATCGTAGGTTACCATTTATTACAATACTTTATGGATGTTCGCTTCTTTGGTTTTCAAGGTGAAATTCGTCATGGGAACTCAGTAGAGCATACCTTAGTTAAACTTTTGGAGATTTACGCGGGATATTTATTTATAAAACTTGTTTATACTCCATAATGTTATCGCTTCGTCGTAATATCGTCTATCCAGCGGAAACCGATATTACTGATTTTGATTTAGATACCGATGTAGAAGAATACAACTACGATGGTCGTCTTGTCTTTCGTGGAAACTTAGATCCACAATATTCAGATGATACATTTCAGGTGTATTGGTTATATGATGATTCAAATAAGCGTGTAGGACTAGCAGAACATCAAGGTGAAAAAGATCACCTCTGCTACTGGATTCGTGATAACGAGTTTTCTACATTACTTCAAGAAGATTGGGTTTCAAGAGACAAGACTTTATGGCACATTATGTCTGCTACTGCATTTGAAGACTGTATTCGAAACGGTTGGACTACAGTTGAATCTTTACGAAACAGAACATCTCTGACTATTCTTCGACCAAAAGATATTTTAGATTATCAAGATCCTGAAGCAGTTTGTATTCGTTGCGGTTCTGGAGGTCATTCAGGGTGCCAAATGGAAAAACATCAGGCACATTATGATGTTTTTTTTACATTATTTGTTGATGATGATGGTATTATTTATGCGCCTCCTTCAGATACCCGAGTTTATGCCTTGCGACGACGAGCAGCTGGAGCTTTAGAAGAGGATTCTGGGATTTCTACAATGGTAGGTGTAGGAGCTGCTGGAGCAGGTGATTCTGCTACATTGTCATCTACATCATAACCAGTGTTTTCTTCTTCGTCATCATTGAGAGCAGCACGAGCACCGCCTTGAATTGGTGCTGGAGCATTTTCAGAGTCATCTTCATCTTCTTTGAACATGTCGCGAGCAGTTTGACGCTTGCGCTTTGTGACTTGTACATAACTTGGTTTCCAAGTTACACCAAATCCTTGACCGATGACGTAGATGCTACCTGATGCTACAATCTTTGCTTGACATCCTTTGGTGAATGTTGAAGATAATTCACCTGGTGTGAGAGGGACATCGTTTTCTTCTTCATCAATAACTTCCATTGATACTTTTCCGTCATAGACTGGAAGTTTGAAGCGGAGAGAAGGAGGATATTTACCGTTTGGTACCCATTCACCAGCACTGCTTTTGTCAACAGATACACTTAAGAACTTGTTGAATGAGTCGCGAATGGATTCTTCACCTCGTTTCTTTCCAAACCATGCTGGAGAGTTAATGACAGCAGCTTGAATAACTGCTTCTTGGAAGTCACGAAGGAAGTTGTATGCCTTAGATACATCATCTGCTCCTGCTGCTGGTTGTTGTCCGTATGGATCACAACCTTGAAGAGAAGCTGACATTGAGTAGGATGTAGTTGTGCTTCCATCCTTGTTTTCGTTTTCCTTTACAAGACAACCTGCTGGGAAACCGAATTGTGGAAATCGAAATTGTACATTTTGACTCTTGTACTTGAATGCGACTGATACACCACCTTGCTTATTACGCTTTGGTTCAGAGAATTGAATATCGGATGCGTTGATTTTGCAGACGTTGACTACGGATTGAGCGGACATTTCTATTTCTTGGGTTATGGTATTGTATTTTCTAATTTACCGTGGATCCGTTTTGCGCTCTTATTTCCGTGTCGGGTTCCAAACATGAAAAGTAAAAATGAAACCGTTTAATTAATCGCTACAGTCTCGAACATTATAATTTTCAACAATAAATAGTTGATCAAGAGGTGCTTGTAAATAGAATTTGTAATAATCATAAACACTCCAATCATCATCTATATCAAATAATTCATGTAACTTACCGCATGAAGTTCTACATACAATTGTAACTCTTCGAAGTGGAAGGTTGTATTTGTCAAATATAAACATTGCGTAATCAACATATTCTCTAAAGTCATTTCCGTTATTAACATAATATCCAACATCTTCCTTTAATTTTTTTTCGTAATCGCTGTAAGTATACACTGCTACAATTTCGTCGTCCCATTTGTCACACCAGATTTCTTCTCGTTCGCTAAACCAGTCCTTGATATTTTGTAAGATTGTTGCTTTGTCTTGTACCATTTTATTTATGCCTCGGGGACTGTTTATATTCTAGATCAAACACGGATCCGTTTTAGGTTTCTATTTTCACAGCATATTCTTTTTATCATATAATGAGTTGTCTAGCATGTAAAAATAAATTATCTTTGGACAGATGCGAACGGCGAGCATTATCCAAACTTCCTTTTTGCGGTGTTCATATGAAGAGCAAGCACAAAAAGACTTGGATTGCGAATCAACCATCTCTCCAAAAGAATATAATAAAAATTCAAGCATTATGTAGAGGTTTCCTTGCTCGTCTTCCTATTCGTTTAGCAGGTCCTGGTGTCCTCAAACGATCTCTCTGTAATAATGATGACGATTTAGTTACAGTTGAAGAAAAGGATAAAGTTCATCCACATAATTATTTTGCTATAGAAGAAGACGGTAAAGTATGGTGGTTCGATCAACGATCTATGCTTCAATGGGCTCAACAAGAATTAGATATTAAAAATCCGTATACACGAACTTTACTATCCAAACAAGACATGAAGAGATTAAGAAAACTTTGGAACTATAGGAGAACCCATAACTTACCTCTTTATCACGCAGGACAAAGAAGACCTATGAACGATCTTGAACGAAGAGATAATTGGTGGTTGCGTATAGCACAAGTTTTACGCGAACACGAATTTGAACTTCATCATCAACATTTCATCTCATTAAATTTTCCGCAAATGATGGTGTTTGTCAATACACTTGCCGAAGATATGCGTTGGTGGCATTCTAACCGAGGAGAGAATGCTGCTGGTAAATATGCTTTAATTTTAGTAAGTTTACGCAATAATATGCCACGATACAATTCTCTTACTTTATTAAGTAAAGATATTGCAGGAGTTTTATTATGTGCTATTTCTGAAATCATAAACACACCTAAACTTATTTATTATATCAATTTAGCATACCATCGAAGTTATGGATACGCTTAATCTTTATCAATACTGTCTTCATTGCGTGATTGAAAATAATCGCGTAATTGATTACGAAGATCTTCGTGTCCCGGGTAAAGAGACCAAACTCCTTGCCAATCTTTATGAACATCCTTGGTAGGATCGACCTTATTATCAATTAGAATGGCCCAACGGTCCTTGTACTTGCGATCTCGTTTCTTACCGTGCCAGAAATGGTAAATAGTACCCTTTACATAACCAATATTTTTATGAAGACGAAGAGCACGTTCTTGCCAGGCTAAAACAGCGTGTTTATAGTTTGAATGAACACCGGAAGGAATAGATCGTTCTCCTTCACCAATTAAAGAGCAAGCCATATGATGATCTCCTGCTCCTAAAATACCGTGATCAAAAAGTCCACCCATCGTGTTAATTGCTTCACGAGTAGCGGCCCAAGCATAACCTGGATGCCAGTAAAGACCTTTTCCTCCGTAGTAGTAATATTTGTCTTCAGTCTTTCCATCCTTGCTTACAATATTTGCATGTGAAACACCGTTCTTGTAGCAATATGCAAATCCTTTTGTTGTAGTCATAATTTCGTGATTGGGTCCTAAATCAACAGCATCTTCAAAGAGTTGAACAACAGGATGATGTTGAAGTTCATGGACGGTTTCTTCCATCCAATCTGGACGAACAAAGTCAATATCTCCATCAATCCATGCTACATATTTCCAGTTTGAAGGCAAACGGGAAATACCGATGTTGATAAGATTTTCTTTCAACCAAAGTTCTGAATCTGTGCGAACTTGAATATGACGAGATTCAAATGGATTTGTTACTTCAAATTCACGATCACCAAAGGCACCTTCTACAACAAATAATTTTGCTCCATACTTTTCCATACGAGCTTGAAATTCACTAAATAAACGTGGACGAGTTTTATATCGTTCAGGATTTGTCATGACTGCGATTACATAAAAGTCGTCCAAAAGATGAGAGTTGTCGGCCATTGTGATTTATATTATTAAGAATGAATTCTTTAAACATTATTTAACGATTTTGTGTTGTGTCTTTTTAGAATTCAAGTAAGCCTGAATAGCAGGTAAATCTTTTAAGTCAAGTTCAATTTTTGCTTTTTGATTTTTATCATCTTGTTTTGGTTTTTGTGGAGCAGGTGGTTGAACTGTATTTGTGCGAACAGGAGGAGTTATAGGTGTTTTAGGTTGAGAAACAGGTTGAGTAGGAGAGACTGGAACTTTTGGTTGAGGAGGTGGAGATAGAGGTGTTTGTGATACAGAAACTTTAGATTCTGGTGCAGGAGAAGTTGCTTTCTTTGGTGGTGCTGATACACTACGGAATGATTGTGCGATAACCTTTTGAGCCTGACTTAAAACAGGTAATGATGGAGCAACTACAACATTTGTATCTACATTTACAGTTGTTGGTTGTTCTTCATCTTGTGTCATTTCCTGTAAATCTTGAATAGCCTTGGTTGGATTCTTAATATCGGACATAAGTTTGGTTATGTTTCCGATAGGATTTTTGAGAAAGTTTTGGAGAAAGGTAGGACGAGGAATATGAAGGAAGGCTAAAATAGCACCCATTACTCCAACCATACCAACTGATACTCCTCCCATAATTGTTCCTAATTCAACTCCTCCAGAAGCTCCACCTAAAGTTAAGTTCATAGAGGTAGAAGGAGTCAAAGAAGGTGTAGGAAAGGCAGTTATTAAAAATAACGGAGTATCAGTAGGAGATAAAAACAAATTAATAGGAGAAGGTGTGGAGCAAGTTGAATCACTCATTGTTAAAGATTTAGAATTGGTTTTAGATCTTGTGATTGATGTTGTAGTTGTTATACTTGGAGTTACAGAAGAAGTTATACTTGGAGTTACAGATACGCTTGGACTTACAACAGAAGTTATACTTGGTGTTGATGCAGTTGATAAACTTGGAGTTCCAGTAGGAGATACACTTATAGACGCAAAACTTGAAACTGAAACACTTGAAGTTCTTTGAGATGAGACTGAAGAAGATATACTATTTGAATTACTTAGAGATATAGAAACGCTAGGAGTAGGAGATACCGAATCTGGAACAGCTACACCAAATCCAAGAGTTGTTGGAGGAATACAAGAAGTTATTGGGCCTAGAGTATTAGCACAAGGAAGAGCATATACACCTAACTGAATTCCCTTTCCGTCTGATGGATTTGTTCCAGTTAAGTTAAATGAAATCTTATACTGTGTATCTTGCGTTACTGAAACACCTTGATAAATACCGTCGAATGTCCCAACTGCACCGTCATACCATTGACCTGAAGACCAAGTCCCTGCTGCTGGAGGAGGTTGACCTGCTTGAAACCAAACTTGAAAATTAAGAGGAGCACTTATAGACGCACCATTTACAATGATATTTCCACCTTGTGATAGATTAGCATTCTGTAATATTTCAGTTGGATTGTAAGGAATAACCGCAGTTAAACTAGGATTTTTAAATGTCCAGAAACCTGGATCTTGACGAAAGGTAAATCCAACTAACCATGAACCGTTTGTAGTAGCGTTGAAATAGTAAGATTGTGATGTTTGAACATTTGCTTGTGGATACCAAACAGATGCTAAATAACAAGGAGGTAAAACACCCATAGCAGAAATATTTGGATTTGAATCAACGCAAGATGTAGCGTATACGAATGCAGGAAGCATTAATAAATAAACCCACATGTATTTGTATTTTACGCAATATTTAACTACTATTACAATAGAATGTTGGATACAACATCATGTTCTGGTAGATTAGGAAATAGATTTTTTCAAAATATGGTTGTAGATATGATTGCTAGAATGTATAATCTTCCTGCAAATTATGGTTATTCAGAAATTTTTAAAAAACTTGGTTTTAACTTTTTTACAGGATCTAATCAATTTGAATTAACAATTTTACTTACAGACGAAAATATAAATTATGTTTTAGATGGACAAACTTCAGGTGTAAATATTATTTTATCAGATGTATATTTTCAAAATCCTGAAACAGCTAAACGTATTCGAGAAAATATTAATAAAGAAACTATCAAAAATAACAATATATTTGCCAATCGATACAATAATAATAATGATGTATACATTCATGTCCGTTTAGGTGATTTACAAGATAGAAATTTAACTCCTGGTTTTGATTATTATGATAAAGTATTAAGTTCGATATCTTTTGAAAATGGTTTTATTTCAACAGACTCAATTAATGATCCTCTTATTGAAAGATTAGTAAATAAGTATAAATTGAATATTTTGCTAACTGATGAAGTTCAAACTATACAATTTGGAAGCACTTGTAAATATATAGTAACAGCAGGTGGAACTTTTTCTTGGATGATAGCAGTTTTAGGTTTCTATTCAACAATCTTCTATCCTAAAGATTTTTTGACATGGCACGGTGATATATATGTTTTTCCAGATTGGAATGGATATTAATTTTTTAAACCTATTTACGCGCTGCCCTACCATAGTATACATAACCGCGTTAGAAATGTCAGCAAAGCCATCTCATTCTAATTCAAACATGAGCACCGAAGCCTCCAAGACCGCAAAGAAGACCGCTTCTAAAAAGGTTGTAGAACCTGTCGCAGCCGCAGCACCAGCACCAGCACCAGCCGCTGCTGAACCAAAAGTAAAAGCTGCCCGCAAGACCGCAGCAAAGACCGAAGTTGTTGTACCAACTGTCGAAACTGTAGCTGCCCCAGCCGCAGAAGCTGCTGCAACAACTGAAGCTTCTGCTCCTTCTTCTTCCATTGGAAGTGTTGTTGAACGTCTCCGTGATGTTCGTGCACGCTTCTCCAATGAACTCAAAGAAATCATCGCAGAAACCCTCTTAGCCGCCAAGACTGCCGCCCGTGAAGTCAAAGATGCTAAACGCAAACGTCGTGCAAAGAAAGACGTCTCTGAAATGACTGAAGAAGAACGCGCTGCTTGGGAAGCTCGTCGTGCCAAGAATGCCTTCTTAAAACCACGCGCACTCTCTGGTGAACTCTGTTCCTTCATGAGCTTACCAGCTGGTTCTCAACGCTCCCAAACTGAAGTCACCAAGTTTGTTTCTAACTACGTTAAGTCTCATTCTTGCTTCGACCCTGCCAACAAGCGTCACATCATCCCAGACGGTGCTCTCTCTCGTCTCTTACGAGTCACTGACAAAGATACAGTTACCTACCTCAATCTCCAATCCTTCTTAAAAGTTCATTTCTTGAAGGCTTAAATACAAAAAAAGTAAATAAAAAATAAATTAAGGTCTGATTAGACTAAATTTATTTTTTTGGGTTCAATAACTCATAAAAATAGATTTATACATCAATGACTGTAACATTTTTAGGATAAAGATTTGTTTGATGATTTGGAATATCTATAGTAGACCATGGTTTTGGCATATAAATATTTTCACTCTCAGAAAGCCAAGATCCCCACCAACTTAATGTGCTATTTGCACAAATACATCCTGTTTTACATTCTGACATAATATAGAGAGTTTCCATACCAGTTGTTTGTCTTTCTAAAAATACCCAATTAAGATTTCCATATAATTTAGGTATATTCTCATTAGCCCATTGTAAGTCATCACTCAATATCAATATTCTTACCGACGGATTTTTAGATGTTAGATCATTTAATGCTTTTCTTCTATACTCTGTTAAATCTAAATCTAGATATGGATTACCAACATAATCGTTTCTACGAATATGAATAAAAGCTAGATTACTATAATCAATAAATACTTTTGGTAAAAAATTTTTAATATTTTTTAAAATACAACTATCATATGGAAAATAATTTAAGTTTTGTCCATAACCATCTAATATAACTATTTTATCTTCCAAATCAGGAATTTCACCATATTCAAAACATCTACATGTGATACTTTTAAGACTATTTAGATCAATATTTGAAATTACCTCTAAATTTGGAAATAAATCAGATGTATACATTTTCTCATTGCAATGTGGATTACCACCTTTCCATTCTTTATGTATTTTTAACAAACGACCAGTTTTTTCACAATATCCAATTGCTGCTGCTAAAGTAAATAAGTGATTACCAATGCCTCCTATTAATTTTGGGATAACTATTTTCTCCATTTTATAAAATGGTAGATAACTTATATGTTGATTTTTCGCAAAAATGTGAACTAATCTCATTAGGTAATATTCCTGATTGGAAAAATAATATTACAGTTCATCATATGCTTGAACATGTTCAAGGTAATGATGCAAAAATATTTTTAGAAAAATTAGTGGAAGAAGGGATAAATATAGATGATATACAAAGATATTGTTTTATGGTAGATGCAATTGGTTGTCCAAGTGTTTATGAATATAATGTTTCTGGAAGAAAAATAGTATCATCACCTACTTGTATTCGTTACCTTTACTATGCAAATGAAATATTTAAACATCTTCCATTTATGAATGATTTTTCTTTAGCTGAAATAGGAGCAGGTTATGGAGGATCTATTGTTGCTTTAGATTTTATTATAAAACTTAAAGGTTATTCAAAAAATCTAAAGTATCATGTGTTAGATATTCCACAAGTTCAATTACTTCAAGCGTTTTATTTAAAACATTTTGATATTTCATTATCTGTTATATTTGAAGACTGTTTTCAACATGGTAAAAATCTTGAAAATATTTTTGTAATAAGCAACTATTGTATTTCTGAAATTGGTGATGATAATAGAAATAGTTATTTTAGTAATTTAATAATACCAAAATGTATTGGAGGATACTTTGTTTGGAATAGTGGGGCTTCTATTGATCCTATATCAAATAACTTTTTAATAACTTCAATTAAAGACGAAAGTCCTAAGACAGGTCCGTTAAATAAAGTCATAATCTTCTCTAAACAATAACAAATGTGGAAATTTATTGATAAAGTTATTTATATTAATTTAGATTGTAGACCAGATAGAATGAAGTTTATTGAAGATGACTTTAGACCTATTTTTGGTGATAAATTAGAAAGATTTCCTGCTATCCGCGATGCATCTGGTTTAAATGGATGCGTTAGAAGTCATATTGCTGTTCTTGAAATGGCTATTAAAAATGATTGGGATAATCTTCTCGTTATTGAAGATGATGCTGCTTGGAATAAATATGAACAAGGATATAATAAGTTAAAAGTTCTTACAAGAAATCCATTTGATGTAATTGTTTTAGGAGCATCTGCTGTTACTTGGGATCAAACTACATTAAAATTAAAGGGGTGTAATACTACTGGTTGTTATTTGATAAAAAAGCACTATATGCCAGTTTTATTAAATAATTTTAAAGAGGGATTTAAATTTCTTTTAGAAACAGAGGATACATCTTTATATGCTCTTGATGTTTACTGGAATAAACTATTTGAAAGAGATAATTGGTTTGTTCTAGTTCCTTCTATGATATATCAAAGACCAAGTCCAAAACACTCTTCTCAACCAGAAGATGGAAATGTAGATTATACAAATATGTTTCTTTTAGATTTTACACCATACCCATTTGCAAGAGATTCATGGCCCTATTTAATCGATTATGGAACAGAAGAACAGAAAAACTCAATATTAATTTCTTCTGTTATTCCTAAACCAATATCAAAACCAAAACTATTATCATTTTTAAACAGAAAGTAGATTTCGTTTATATACTTTCCATGCTTGACCATTTAATTCATGATTATGTATTTCAGTATAACCTTTACTAACTAACAGTCCTTGTGCTTTCTTAGTAGTAGGCCAGTTAGTATCATCAAAAATCCAAATTCCTTCTGGTCGCACTTTATTCCAGAAAAGTTCTACTTCTTCACATGTAATTTCTTCACTATGATTACTATCCTGATGAAGAATATCAATAGAATTTTCTTTAAATATACTAGCTGCTTCTGAACTTTTTTGTTTCCATAATCTTACAATAGAACTAACATTTTCTCTTTCCATTAACTTTGAAGCAGATGTATATACTTCATCATAATTTATTTTAGCCCACCAATCATTATTTGCCTTATCATTATTTCCTTCTAAACAATGTTCTGCTTTCCATGGATCAATACCAATACAAACACTGAATGGATTCTTTTGCTTAGAAGCCATAGCAAGAGCTATTAAACTTTTACCGTAAAATACACCAAGTTCAACTACAAGGTTAGGATTTGTTTGATCAACTAAATCAATTAATTTATTTGCTTTCTCAACGGTGCACCAACCACCTATATTGTTATATATTGCTTCATAACGATGTTTCACGTGGTTCATTATTAAATTATAATACAATGATATATCTATATAAACGCGTTTCATAATGTGTTGAAAAACTTAAATTATTTAAATCGTATTATAAATAAGAATGATAACATTTATCTACAGTACTTGTAGAATTTATCCTAAAATTGAATGGTTTTTGGATTCATTATATAATCAAGCAGGTGAATTGTCATATCCTATTACTAGTATACAGATTGTAATTGTAGATTTTCAATTACAGAATGATCCTTCAAGAAAACAATTATTTTCAGAAAAGGTAAAAGATAGATTTGATTATGTTCATGTGGAACCAAAACCAAGTCCTTGGCAGGGTAAATATAAGTTAACACAGAAAGACTATTTCTGTGCTGGTTCTGCTAGAAATACAGGTGTATGTTATGCAAAATATAATTACTTAGTTTTTGTTGATGACTTATCCGTTATGTCTCCAAATCTATTAGGTTTTATTATAAATTCATGCAATACAAATAAAACAGTAGCGTACGGTTATAAAAAAGTATTTAACTTAAATGTAGAAGATGGAAATATTGTTACATTAACAGAACACCCTGCAGGTATAGATTCTAGATGGAATTTAGGTCCAACAGCAAATATTAGTGGAAGTAATTTTTTTGGTTATATAAGTATACCTCTCAAAACAATTTTAGATGTAAATGGTTATGATGAAATTTGTAATTCACTTGGAGGTGAAGATTACAATTTAGGAATGCGTCTTGAAAAAAATAATGTAAATTTACTTTATATTCGTAATTCTTTCTATTATGAAACTGAGAACATAGATCAAAATGATGTTACCTTTTGTAGAATTGATCCTTTACTATCACAAGATGAATATAACTTTTTAATGAAAAAATATAATATAACTGAACGAATAGTTCCAGACGGAAGAAATGATCTTACACATTTAACTTTAGATATGTTAAAACGAAACAAAACTTGGACTGAAGGAAATAATTATAATTTAAGAGAATTAAGAACTTCAATTCAAAATGGAGGTTCTTTTAATAATATATTTAGTAATGAACTTAAAACTATTGATGGTGTATACTTAACAGAACTTGATACAAATTCAGTTCGTCATTTAGATATACAACCTGATTATGTACCTCCTCCACCTGTTGTTAAGAAAACTAATAATACTAAGTTTTTCTGGAATAAAAAGTCAACTAAATAGTTTCAGTTTTTTAAGAAATTGGTAATGGTGGAGGATTCTTACTTTGAATACTTTTAATAACATGAATAGGAATATTTTTTTCAATTAAACTTCTTTTTATAGGTAAAAATCCAACTTTATAATCATTGATTCCAAATGAAACTATCCATCCAGAGTCTGTTTCTACTGCTCCGCATGGATATACAATATTATTTTTTATTGTCTTTTTTGTTAAAAATTTAGGTTGTGGTTGACCTACAAGAATAGGATCTTTAAATACATATATTACTTTTTCATAACCTAATGTAATATATGCACCGCAAGTATATTTAAGATCAGATGCAGTATGAAAAAACCAAATATAATGATTATTATCATATTTAACAGGTGTAGAACCACCTCTTACTGTACCAAATTCACAATCAGTTTTAGGAAATTTAGTTATTAAAGGAGATTGTTCAAGATATGTTTCTTTATCTGTATATCGTATTATTGTTCGAGGATTATCAGAATAAATAAAAGACAGATAGTCTCCATCTGAATAAGGAATCCAGTTTTTTTCACGACCATCGGATATCCCATTTTTTACAGTTTGAGGAGGGAATAAATAATGTGAATACATTGTTTCACAAGTTTCTAAATCTAATTTTGCAATACCTACTCTGAAACCATCAGTATATGTTAAATACCAAAAACCTTTATGCTCAACTGCGCGAGGATCTTCACAATGTTGACTATCGTTGATCATATTATGCTGATAAAACATCTGCTTCATATCTTTCATCACTTGTTCTCCGTTTGAGTAGGTTTTTACAATTTTATTTGAATCTTTCACAACTTTAAGATCTTTAGTAAGTAAACAAGTTGCAATATAATCATGAATCATTTTAGGTTCAATTCCTGTTCTGTAAAATAATCTATATCCCTCTTTGTATGGAACAATACAAGCATTATAATGGTAAGTCATGTTAGACATGAGAGTATCTTCATCAAGGCACACAAGGTCGTTGTAGTCGCATAATGAAGGAAGAAGATTTTCATACTCAGTATATGTAGGTTGTTGTTCTATATAACGAGTTGTTAGTACATGATTTGGTCTGTATTCTTTCGGAATTATTTTTGAAATAATACTTTTCATTAAAACAAATAGCAGAAATTATTTATATATTTTTATACGTGGACTATCTAATTTTAAAAATGTATTTATTCCAAACTTAAGATTTTTACGTCTGTTGTAAGTTTCAGTATCTTCATCTCCACCAATATCATTTTTAATATATGTTTCATCTACTTGACTCATACCATGTATAGGATGTTGATGTTGTATAATTACTTGATCAAAATATGTTTGTTTTTTTAATAAGTTTGCTACTTGTGTAAATTCATTATCACACCATGCAGTTCTGTAAATAGGGTTATAAATATATCCAAAACGTTTGTAATACTTATTACCCATTATAACAAGTGTATTTAGACCATTTTTTTGAAATCCGTCATTAAACCACAAAACTCCATCAGTTGTTGGATAATATCTATACATCGTATCACGAATAATAGTATCGTAACCTTTTACAATTGGAATCATATCATCTGATGCCAACAGTAAAATATCAAAAAAAGGAGCTTTTTCCATATCACGATTAATTGCTTTTACCTTTGTTCCTGATATTCCCGTATGTACTTGAACATTAGGATGTATCGATATGAGCGAATTAATTAAATCCATTGTGACAGTTGAATCATCTGAATCAAGAGTAATCATAAATGACATTTGATTAAGGTCATTTGCCTGTGATATATAAAGTTTTAAAACTTCTAGAAGTTTTTGCGGTCTTCCTCGCGAAGGAAGTTTCACAAGAATAAACATATTATAATTAATGGATATTATTGTACAAGTCTGGCGCTATAAAAACTTAGAAAGTTGTCCTCGTAAACAACAGAGACAAAAAGAAATAGAGTATTGTGTAGGAACACATTTTAGTAATCCAAATATAAATACAGTTCATCTTTTAGGAATTAAAGAAGATGAAAGATATTTTAAAACTCTATTTCCAAAAGCAATATACTTTGTAGTTCCTTATCAACCTACTTATGGTATGATGTTTGAGTATGCAAATAATAATATAGAACATGGTAAAGTTATATGTATTTGCAATACAGATATAGAAATTGGATATTTTAATCCTATGATTCTGAATAGGGTTAATAATATGGTTTTACTTGCACTTACTCGTCATAATGTATTTGATGGGCGTTCTGATAGTTATCAAATCGAAAACTATGGAGGTTCACATGATGCGTTTATTACAAGACTTCCATTAACCAGAATTAATTATC